TGCGATGGTCGCCCGTCAGGCTTCGGACATGATCGAACACGCGGGCTACATCCAAGCCCTCGCGCAGGAGGCGCAGACCCTGAACACCGATGACCCGGAAGAGGTGCTCGATTTTCAGGCCAACTGGCAAATGGGCATGACATGGTGGAATCAAATGGTCACCACGTTCACGAGAGGCTTCGACGCGCATACGCAGCGCCGTATCAAGCTGCACATGGAAGCGTTTTTGGACGAGGCGTGAGTCCATACGCCTGAGCGTATACGATCCCACCGGAAAATTTCGCGTGGGTGGGACTCCTGTTTCCACGACCTTGCACCCATATATAGTATCTTAAGATATCCCCCAGGGACTCCAAAAAACTTCCCAAGAATTCCAAGTAACTCTAAGGGACTCCTAGTGAATTGGGACTCCTCAGTAACGAGTAATTACAACTTGTTCAATATACTCGCCTTCTCCAAGGTATCCAAAGTTCTTAATCTCTGTTGGAATTCCTTGTGCCCACTTCCTCGTAATATAGTGGAAATAGGCTTTACTGGGGTCTGTAGTTCCGTGAATTGGTTTCGAAAGAAATGCTCTAGTTGTGGCTGGGCCAAAGTCCACAGTTAGTCCCATAACCTGACCTGCTACGGCTTCATAGTGGAGCAAGCTTCCAAGCTCATCATACTTTGGACTAAATGTAACTGTTCTCAGATTTCTTCCACCATACTTCAGAGGGTAAATATTTCCATTATCCCCTAAAGTTTTTGTTGAGCTATTAACTTTAAAGAAATCAGAGAATACTGTATTGAATCCAAAAAGTTGTTCGTATTCGTCGATTGATTCGTTTAGTAATCCGCAAAGAATTTCTACGTCCTCTCTCTTTAACAGCTTAAGCTCAGGAACCCAACCCATTGGATCGTATTCCGTTCTAGTAGAAGCTTGAATCCAGTATAATATATTGCTTTCAGCTACTCTACTATTTGGGAAGGCATTAAGACTTCTTCCATAAGTTCCATACAAGTTTTCTAGGAAGAAGTAAAATAATGAAGAGAATTGATCTGTATCAAAATTTCTTAGTTGCAGTGTTGAAGCTTTTGTGTAGAATGCTGTGATGAACGGGTTTATCTTAGTATAATTAATTGTGACCGTTCTTGCAGGACTTAGACCCGGGATACCACCTAAAGTAACTCCTGCCCCTAGTTGAGCTACGTATTCTCTAAAGCTATGATATAGATTCCTCGCCATCGCTGAATGGTGCCAGGAAGTTTCATTGATCGTGGCTAAGGCTGGGAAATTAGGCGGTCCCCCTTTACCCGTGACAATATCTACAGCATCTTCAGGAGTGAGTCTATAGTTTCCTCCCTTATAAGCAGAGAACGTAAGGTGTGCTTGTTTTTGTCTTTCAGTCCCTAGATTTAAGTATGACGTAACGTGCATATACAAGGGGAAATCAAGCATCCTAAGCTCTTTAGGATCATTTGGACTCCAAGTTGTAACATAATTTGGCGTAGCATTGTTACAAACAAGCCAACCTGTATCTGGATTCTCTACATTGGGAAGCTCCTCTACCGGGTGCAGTGAACTCCAATAAATTAAAGGTGTTTCATGGGAGAACTTTACATCACCAAAAAGAAGAGTATCAAATCTTAATTGGCCTGTAGAAGTAGTTCTTCCGTATCCCTCATTCTTTGAGTAGTCAGGGACTGTGCCTAAGTTATAATAACCTATGACATTTTGCTTCGTCGCGTAGACGAAGTTATAGAACGGAGTGTCTAGATAAGCTAACGCTTGTCTGATGTCATTAACATTATTAGCAGTATTTAAACTATGGAATAGTCTAATACCATTTAGCCTAAAGTCTTTAGGGAATCTTGCTGCAAGGCCAACTTCGTAGAATCTTCCGCTGCCTGGGAATGGTATACTTCCTGGAGGTGGTGATATTATTCCGAGTGAAGATGTATACCAAGTTGAGAGAACTCTGCCAATTTGGTATTTATTATTTTCTTGTGACTTGTGAGTTGGAAAAGGAGCTTCGAAAGAAGCAATACGGGTTTGAGTTGTATTGATATCTTCTAATACGTATCTGGAAGCGTCTACGTCTCCTTCACTCGCAAAATACTTCATTTGCTGTGGGTTATTAGGGTCTCTAATCACAAAGAATGGGTAGAATCTTAGTGAGTTGATTGATCCTGCCGTAAGGCCCCAAGACACATTTTGGTTATACCCTAAAAGCACGTTTGGAATACCTCCAATCATACCTCCTGCCATTTCCATCGTGTCAGATTTATAAGAAACTGTTATAAATCTATAGGAAGCATCTTTTTGGTATAAATGAGGGTCAGTCTGAAGTATTGGTTTGCCCGTGCTTGTAATTTGCCCATGGAAAGCCCACTCATTTGAGAACATGAAAGACTCATCGTTAGCTTTTTCAGGGTCATTTGTGTTCAAGATAGGGAACTGTGTTTGAATACCTGAAGCAAAGACCAGATTCTTCATCTGATCTTCAAATTGTGTTGGATCAGAAGAAATGACCCCTGCGTAAGGGTATCCTAATGATTCCGGCGCTTCTTCTTTGTATCTACTCTTCAGCTCAATTAAGTTTGAAGTATAAACACCCATCCAAGAACCTATTACACGCATGTGATCTCGTGCGACAATATCTTCTGGGGTGAATGTTATTGGAGGGCCTCCTGGGAAGAAGCTTCTACAGACTGCGAACTCGGCTGAGTCCCACAACGCCTCCATGGCGTTATTAATACCCTCTGCGAATGCAGTTACCTTATCCTTCAGATCTTGATCTAACTCATCAAATAGATCTTTCGCTGTTTCTACAACATCAAAGAAATGTAAATATCTATCAAAATCTTGAAGCTCTAAGTTTGCTGTTAGGAAGTATGGATTCAGATATCCAGTGGTTGTATCAATTTTGTAGGGCCTAGCACCTGCTGCTAAGTTATCCAACAGGAATGACAAGAAGTTCGAATCATCTTTCTTGTCGTAGAGAGACTCATAAATCCTGCCCGTGGAGGTTAAAAGCATGGCGAACAACATATCACCATATTCTCTCGCGTGAACATAACCTAAAGAATAATAACCACTTCTATCCGTCTCTGCATTAACATAAATTACACCTTCTGGGGACCATCGGATAGTTGTTTTAGATATTGTTGAGCCTCCTCCGCCCCCTCCTGCTTCGGCAAAATCAAATGAGATAGGATGATTATACTCATATACAGGAGGAACTTCCTTGAAGGAGTTATCTTTTTCGAGATAAACTTTGGTCCCCACTTTTTCAAACTTCTCTATATTAGGCTCATCTACAATTTCTTCCGTGTCTCTTAGGACCTTAGCGAAACAGTTGTAGTGATAAGAACCGTAACCTTCGAACGAATCTTCCTGAACCTCGAATATCTCATATTTAATATTTTGGAACGTAGTCTTGATGACATCGCCTTCGCGGGGGGCTCTGCCAATGTTTATTTCAATATACGATTTATTGAAAACAAAGATCTGCTCGTTCGTTAACTCTAAACCAAACTCGCTCATCTCTTCTTCAATCGCTTTTGGATCAAATGAGGCCCAAAGAGTGATTGGTGTTTTTGAGAGAACTCTATTCCTAGTCTCTAAGTAAACTTTATCATAAGAATCATCAATGTAGGCTTTATAGTAATAAATTTTAGAACCTGATAGTTTAATTAGCTCATCATCAACTAGATTAAACAGCTCTAAATCATTGCTATTTCTATCAAATAGTGAGAGTTTACTCTCATCTAAACCCTTTTGATTGATCCTAGTTTGGTTTGTAGAAAATCTATTGTTCATGCAATTATATAGTAATTGCATTACTGCAATATTATAAATATCTACAGGAGGTAACCATCATGCTACTATCAAGATCTTTCGGACTTCGTCCTGTAACGAACTGCGCTCAAGGGTGTTAACTACCGCAATCTGAGCACGTTGATCTACTATATTTTTGCTCGAACTTTGTTTGTAAATCTACAATACAAATAGTTCCGATCCAAGATGTAATAGATCCTAAACACGCATCAAACATAAAGTTATGGGTTGGACTTCCACAAACAAAGTGGGCTAAAAGTCCGACCCAAAACCCCAGACATAAGGGACAATGTAGCAAATCCCCTAATTTTATAGAGAGTCTATATGAATTTTCCCTTATCGACCGCAATAGCTTTGAATAAACTACGATATAAGTAAAACCAAAAACACTTAGCATCCATGCAATCAAGTCAGCCATTTTCTCTGATCTCCATTGGGAACATATGAATATTCGCAAAAACTTGTCTGTTCTGGTGCCAAGAATCTCTTCCAACAAGCTCGCCTGGGGATTCGTGGCGCAAGATCAAAGGCGCTACCCAATTATCGAAACCTGCCTCGTAGGATCTTAGGGTGTATTCTAGATCGTAGAAATCCCATTCTCCCTTGAATTGCTTGGGCTTGCTCATGTCGATTGTCTTTAGAACCTTTGCTCTTGCTGCTAGGAACAAGCCATCAAGAACTAGAACTTTAGCTCTCAGGTTGCCGAAATAGGTTGGATACATTTCCTCCCTCGATTCTCCATGAAACGAGAATCCTCTTAGCTTGTTTTCAGGCTGCCACCAGACACATTGCTTAGAAAGTTTTGCTGCTCCCGCGACCCCGACAAACCCTGTGTTCTTGTGGTGAACATACTTGGTAAGTTGCTTAACAAAGTCCATGGGGTCCATTATTATTTCGATGTCGTCGTGACAGAAAATAATAATATCATCGTCGTCTGCATTTAACTCTTTAAATGCTTTTTCATACGCTTCGAATATTGATTTCTCATTAATTAGTAATTTAACCGTTATTCCTAGGCTAGATAAATATGAGACTAAAGTTTGAGCAATCGGCTTCAGCGTAGACGATCTTGTTGGGATGAAAGCATAAATCTTCATGGCACTATTATAGCATTATGGATAAAAAAGTAGTAGAAGAATTTAAGAGATGTGCTAGCGATCCTGTGTATTTCATCTCAAAATACATAAAAGTTGTCCACCCTGTATTCGGTCTGGTCAACTTTAAGCTGTATCCTTTCCAAGAACAGATCGTAAGCGATGTCAAAACCCACAGATTTAACATACTCAGAAAATTTAGGCAGGCGGGTTGCACCACTCTGGGTTGTGCTTATGCTCTGTGGTTTGTTATCTTCAACTCTCACAAGACTGTGGCTATCTTATCGAAGGGTGAGCGAGAAGCAACAGAATTCTTGGAAAGAATTTTAATTATGTATGACGAGCTACCCGAAGTCTTTAAAGTGCCTGTCAAAGAGAAGAACAAGCACACTCTAAGACTCAGTAATGGCTCTGTAATCCGTTCTCGTGCATCCGGTAAGCAATCAGGTCGTTCTATTGCAGGTTCTCTCCTAATCCTTGACGAGGCCGCATTCATCGAGCATATTGACACCATTTGGGCCGCAGTTTACCCAATTATTTCGACTGGTGGTAGTGTTTTCGCTCTTTCCACTGTAAATGGCGTCGGAAACTGGTTCCACACAAAATATACGGAAGCTCTCGAAGGTCTGAACGAATTTAACGTAATTGACATCAATTGGGCAGATCACCCAGAATACAAGCGTCATCCAGAGTTCGATCACCTATACAAGACTATGGAGGCTAGAACTCCCCCTATCAATGTAGACAAGTGGGAGACGATTACTCGCAAAAACATCGGCTACAAAGAGTGGTTACAAGAATACGAGTGCGAGTTCTTGGGCACAGGTGAGACTTATATTGACGGAGAGGTCCTCAAACAGATTAACGAAGACATTGATGATGGCTTCGAAAACAAGTTCTGGAAGACTCTTCGCGTGTGGAAGGAAGCTCACCCTCACTACGATTATTTAATTTCAGTCGATGTGTCCCTTGGACGTAAGGCAGACTACTCAGCTTTCCACGTATTTAACTTATATGACGGAGAGCAGGTCGCATCTTACTACTCAAACTCCACCCCTATCAACGAGTTTGCCAAGATGATCAAGACTGTTGGTCTCATGTATAATGAAGCATACGTTGCTATCGAGCGTAATAATATTGGATCTAACTTATTATCTAACCTCCAAGAAGTTTACGAGTATGGCAACATTATGATGGATAGTAAGGGCGAATTAGGATTCCAGATAACAACTAGCTTTAGAGAAAGTATTTTAGCTATAATGGAAGAGTATGTTCGCCTTCGTAAGATTAAATTAAATTGCGAGCGCACTGTAAAAGAACTAAATACTTTCATTGTAACTGAGTCAGGACGTGTAGAGGCAGATGTTGGTCAACATGATGACCTTGTAATGTCTTTAGCTCTTGGTTGTTACGTGATGGAGAAGGAGCTTGGGGACTTGCTTCTCGCGCACGAGCGTCAAGTAAACCATAATGAAGTATTAGCTAAAGAAGTGTTCCTAACAGGACTGCTCAAATTAAACGATAAGAATGAACTCAGAGAGGAAATGAAATGGCTGCTGAAAAACTAAACGAAAATGCTGGATATACATCCTTTGGTGGATCCCCCACCAGACAAGGGAATACTCCTATAGCCACTGGAGTTTTCTCTCGTTTCTTCTCACGGTTTTTTGCTCGTCGTGCAAAGCCAGCTCTAGTGCAGCAACTAGAACAACCAACTGATCCTAACAATCCACAAGCACAGCAAGCCCAAACAGTAACAGCCTATAAAGACACAGGTGATACTTTAATCAACCGTGAACTTGGTGCGCTGTATGCAGGTGGCTTACAAAAAGGTATTCCTCTTCTCGTAGAACAAGAACTCAACAGAAAGCAGCGTTACCGTGAGTATGAGATCATGGACGAATACCCAGAGATTGGTGCAGCTTTCGACATCTATGCAGATGACAGCACTCAAAAGTCTCTCAAAGGTCTTCGCTGGGAAATCAAGACTGATTCCACCATGCTCAAAGAAGAAGTTAACGACATGTTCGAAGACATGCGTATGGAGGACTATCTTTGGGATATCATCAGAAATACATGTAAATACGGCGACTGCTTCATCGAGCTTGTTCCTGATCTAACCAACCCTAGCGAAGGTATCAAGAAGATTAAGATTCTAGATCCAAAGTTTATCTTCCGCATTGAGAATGAGTATGGTCAGCTCGTAGGTTTTGCTCAACAGATTCCTGTCAAATCTCAGTGGAATACAGGTGGTTATCAGGGAGATACTCTCACTGGCGCAGAGTTCGTCATGCTTGACAAGGACCAGATTGTCCACTTCCGTCTAGCTAACTCAGATCCTGCTTTCTATCCATACGGTAAATCTATCGCAGCCTTAGCTCGTCAAACCTTCCGTAGCTTGAAGCTCATGGAAGATGCAATGCTTATCTACCGCCTCTCGCGTGCGCCTGAGCGTAGAATTTTCTACGTAGATGTTGGTAACCTATCATCTAGCAAAGCTTACGACTTCATCGAGAAAATGAAGCAAGCATTCAAGAAAGAAAAGTATTACAGCCAAACTACAGGCAACATTGACGGTCGTTACAATCCATTAGCACCTGACGAGGACTTCTGGGTTCCTATTTCAGGTTCTAAGTCTAACACCAAGATAGACACACTTCCCGGTGCTCAGAACCTTGGGGATGTAGATGACGTTAAATACTTCCGTGATAAGCTTTTAGCATCTCTCAAGATTCCAAAGGATTACATTGTCGAGAAAGATCAGTCACCTGAGCGTAAGGCCAACCTCGCACAACTTGATACTAAGTTTGCTCGTGTGGTTGTGCGTGTTCAGAGAAGCATTGAGATAGGTCTAGAAGCCATTGCAGCACGCCACCTGAAGATCAAGGGCTATTCCCGTTCCCTGATTCGGAAGATGCGTATTGATCTTCCTGAGCCATCAGACATGTATATCAAGCGTCGTCTTGATGTGGATGAGCAAAAGGCTCGTGTCGTTCAGGCTGTGCTTGGTCTTCAGCTATTCCCACGAGAGAAGATCTACAAGGATTACTACAACCTCACTGATATGGAAATCAAGGAGATTGAAGATAAACTTGAAGAGGATATGGAAAAGCAGATGCAACAACAGCAGGATCAGATGATGGCTCAAGGGATGGGAGCACCAGGAATGCCTCCTCCAGGCGGGGATCCAATGGGTGCTCCTCCTCCTGGTCCAGCTCCAATGGACTCAGCAGAAAATGCACCACCTACAGAACAACCTCAGCAGGAAAGAATTGATACACTTAATAAGCTCAAAGTTAAGCTTCTTAAAGAGGGAAATGCTGAATTAGCAGAAAAAGTTAGTAATAGAATTGATGAAATTCTTAAAAGTTAAGAGTTAAAAATTATATATACTTATAATCGGAGTGAAATTATGTTTACAAACCCTTTCGGAAGAAAGAGCAACAAAGTCCAAAAAATCCTCAAACTAGGGGATCAACTATCACTTTCTCTCCGCGAGAACGTGGAACTTATTGATTCTGAGGATTCATTAGTTACTTTTGTAACTGAATCTGGCTATGTAGTCGAAGGTAATTTAGACTTCGACACTATGGAATTCTCGGATATTAAGATCACGGAGACTGAGCTTTTTGAAGATCAGAAGGTATTTGATACCGTAGTAAATCAGCAGATTACCTCAGTTCTAGACTCTCTTTTAACAGATAACCGCAAAGAAGCAAGCTCACGATTCAACAAAATTCTGAATCTGTGGGAAGCCCGTGCGAAGTTTGATCGCGTAATTGAGCGCCTACAAGAGCGTAAAGAAAGATATAATTTATATGCTAGCATTGTTGAGAGTGAGCAGTTCGTAACTATGAATGAACTCAAGCCTCAACTTATCACTTTCCTTAAAGAAAATAAGGAAGAGTTAGGTAAAGTTAAGCAAGTTATTAATTCTATTAAGCTCTCTAACACTATTGCAACAGCTTTCGATCTTCCTACCATGAGCCCGGAAGATCTTCACGAAAATACGTTCCTAGTTCGTGATCGACGATTTGATTCAGTTTATGATATTGTTTGTCAACAGGAATTAATTAAGAAAGACCTCATGGAAAATAAGAAGTCCTTTACTTCTATGTGGCTTAACTCAAAAGAAATAAACAATATTATTGAGTTCTTAGGTAAGAAGGATGACAAAGGTCTTAGCGAGTCCTTAGCTAATATCATTAGTGCAAATCCTTATTTTGCTTTAGCAACCAAGAAACAGTTAGTAGAGCTTATAGAAAATTCATTAAGCTTTCAAGAGATTGACATTTTTTCTCAAAAAGATATCAGAGAATTTGTGAGTAAGATTTATGAATCTAAGAAATCTGTAAAAGATTTGATTATTGAGAATTTAAATGACAAGTATGGAATAAATATTCAAAATCTTAAAATTACTCCTAGCTTTAACGAATTAGGAAAAACACAAAAAGTTATATTTGAATCTTTGCATAAGTTAGCTCCTCGTGGAAGTGCATTAAAAAATACTTTAGGAGAGTTTAGTAAAATTCTTGGATTGCATTCTGGTGTAGACGTAATTGATATTAATGAGTGGTTAGTTAATGTTTTTATTGAATCTGAGTATACTAACATTATAAACGAAACTTCATTACTCAATTACATGAACTTCGAGAAGGTTGCGGGAGATCTCGCCAAAATAGGTCAGGTTCTTAAGATGCTACAGGCAGGTATGGGCGGCGAAGCCATGCCAGAAGACGGTCAGTATGAGGCAGATGGTTCCGCTGAAGCTGATGCTATGGCTGCATTGGGCGGGGCAGGACAAATGTCTAGCCAAGGAATACCAGAAGAGGAACCTGGTATGGAGGAAGAGATGCCAGAAGAAGGTTCTAGTATGGAAGATGAGGCTATGCCTGCTGAAGGCGAGGATGGCGAACTTCCTGAAGAATCACCCGAAGAGGCCGCAATGGGAGCAGAGGACGAAATGGAAGCCGAGCTGGGCGGAGAAGAAGGAGAAGAGGGAATGGAAGGCGAAGAAGAAGGCTCAATGGAAGAAGATGAGTTCCTTTCTTACCTCGACGACCTCGAAGGGCTTATCGACTCACTCAAGTCTAACATGGGTGTAGGTGGGGGCGATGAAGAAGGCATGGAAGAAGAAGGCGAAGAAATGCCTGAAGAAGGTATGGAAGAAGAAGGCGAAGAAATGCCTGAAGAAGGTGGAGAAGAAGAAGAAATGCCTGAAGAAGACGAAGAAATGCCACCTAAGAAGAAAAAGAATCCTTTTCCACCCAAGGAGTAATAAATGACCAACCACAATACAGGAATCCCTCTAGTCATTCGTTATGATGACAGAGGGAGACCTAATGGTTTGAGAGAAGAAGTAAATATCGCAGTAAGTTCAGTTTCTGCAACAACTTACTACGGGATAGAGTCTGTCACTAGCATTCATATTGATGATATCAATTCCAGCGGTTACCCAGAAAATTCCTACCTGAAGGTAGGTGCATCCGGCAACGTTACAGCAGTCTCATCTATCCTCCCAGCCCCTTTAGAGGAAGATAAAGGCAAGCTAAGAGTTCTAAACACAGTAGGATCTGACATTGTAAACTCCTCAGCTTTAATTTGGGACTATATCTCACAAGGTCTTGAAGTTATTGGTGATGTTTCCGCACAAAACTATTACGGGAATATAACAGGAGCGACAGGCGAGATCTCAAATATCTCAGGTGTGTCGAGTATCCAATTCGACATTAATATGCCTTCCGAGTATACAGCGGTTGAAGGCGAGGTTTACTACGACAGTGACGCACACACCCTATCCATCCAAACCAGCACAGATACCACTCTCCAAGTTGGTCAGGAGCAGGTTATTCATGTTAGAAATACTACAGGAAATCAAATCTTAAACGGAACCGTCGTTTACCTTTCAGGCGTGCAGGGAACCGGGGCGTCTAAACTACTTATAGGTAAAGCCAACGCATCAATACCAGAAGAGGTCCAAGATATCATTGGTATCGCAACTCAAGATATTAATCATAACTCAGACGGATTTATTACGACGTTTGGTGTTGTAAATGATGTTAATACAGCAGCCTATCCTGTTGGAACAATCCTATATCTAAGCACCTCAGCAGGTCTATATACTTCTGCTGCGCCTCCTGCTCCTAACCACTCAATAAGATTGGGTATTGTTCTCAGGCAATCAGCTAACGCGGGAGCTATCTTTGCTCACATTGATCCTGGTTATGATCTACAGGATCTTCATGATGTTTCTGTGACTGCCGCCCAGACTGGGGACTTCCTCCGTTGGAATGGCACAATCTGGTCTACTAGCGGAACTAGCAGTATTGACCATGGTTTATTATCAGGTCGCTCTGACGATGATCATACTCAATACGTCATCAAGAGTAACTCAACTCAGGCTAGAAACCTCATACAACCAACCGCAGATGTTCCTGCTCTAACTTTACAAGCAGGTCTAAGCAACACCGGAAGAATTCTAGAGGTCAAAGATTCTCTAACTCAGACTGTTGCTTACGTCACAATCGACGGAACTATCGTAACTGATGGTGGTCTTACTGTAGGCGGGACTAAATCATTCCTGATTGATCATCCAACACAAGAAGGAATGAAGCTCCAATACTCCTGCTTGGAAGGTCCAGAAAATGGAGTCTACGTGCGCGGGAGGACTGACAGTGACGTTATTGACCTGCCTGATTACTGGCTGGGTCTTGTTCACGAGAACTCTATCACAGTAACCTTAACTCCTGTAGGCTCCTCTCAATCCGACTTATTTGTAGCCAACATAGCTGATAACAAGGTTTATCTAGCTAGAGAGTCTGATCAACCAATAAATTGCTTCTATACAGTCTACGCCACAAGAAAAGATTTACCCAATTTAATTGTAGAGTTTTAATTCTGATCTATAATATCAGCATATGGAAAACACATACAATCAATTCGTCGCCAATCTTGAAATGTTAGTTCAAGCTTTTAACTACGTTCAGAGCAACACCGCAACCCTCGATAAAAGACTAACCCTTGTCCACAAGAACAAGGAAGTTATGTCCGATCGAATCGACGCTCTCAAGGAAGCTTGGGAAGCTCTAGTCGAGGAGATGGATGAAGCAGTAAACTCTAACTGAGCTTATACTTTCGCTTCATTAAGGAAACCAGTCGGTTGAAGAATAAATCTTGGAATATCAGAAGCTCGTGTAGAGCGTTCTGAATAGTCTTTAGATTTTCTTCTGTAAACTCTTTCGTCCTAACAATGGACGAGAGTTGATTGACTATATCCTCAAGGCGTAAGACTTCACTGTCGGTCAGTTGACCTGCCTTCTTCTCTAGTTCGGATGGGGTGTTCATGTTTGATTACCTCGTAGCCTTCTTTCTTGTAAGTGGTTAGACGCTTCTTGAAGTGGTCTTCAATATACCGGACATTCGTTGAACCGAAATCATAAACATAAACCACTGGTTTAGTTTCGTGTTTTCGAAGTGAGCGTCCTAATGCCTGAATGGTAGCGATCTCACTCTTCAACTCTCTAATGTTGTAGAAGTGAGTAATCTCGTCAATACTGATTCCTGTTTGGAGCACCTTTGTTCCAATCAGGATTCCATGCTTGGACTTGAGGAACTTGTTAATAGAAGAATATCTATCAGACAATTGATCTTGTCCTTCAATAGTAAAAACATCTAGTCCCGCCTTCTTTAGAGCTTCTTTAGTTCTTTTGAGGTGATCTAAAGACTTGACGAGGACTAGATGTTTTTGGCTAGATCCGAGCTTGATGTTGTCAGTAATTAGTTCTACAAGGTATTTCTCTTTCTGCTGATCCTGAACAACATACTTGTCGTAGACATCATTATAGGAATCATACCAAGAATTTTCAAGCTCCTCTTCAGGATACTTGAACTTTATCGTCTTGATGATTGGCTTGGTCAAGTTTCCGTCCTCGATTAGTTCCTGCACAGAGATAACCTCGTGGACTGAGCCCATAGCGGACTTGAGGTTGAGTAGCTTATACTTGTCCTTGGGCGGGGTAGCAGTAAACCCAAATCGGAAATCGGCCTCCGGGAAACTACTTATCGCTGCCAGGGTGACCTTACCCATACAGAATTCGTGGACCTCATCTACCAGTAACACTCTAGATTCAGCAACATACGGATCAATGATATTCTTAATACTTTGAACTGTGGAGAGCATAATTCTTCCATGCTCAAATCCTTCTCCAAAGTTGATGCCGAGATCCTGAATACCACAGGACTTGAAGAACTCATAGCTCTGAGTCAGTAGATGCTTGCTGTTAAACAGCACAGTGATCATCGAGTCTGGGAAGCTGTTGATGATCTGAGCCATGATCAGAGTCTTTCCTGAGCCTGTAGGAGATTTCACAATCAATCGCTTCCGATTGAGGGCCTCGTCTACACTCTGCTGCTGATAGTCTCTGAGAACGTAATTCTCGACCACCTCACGGGATACTGTGCAGGGTTCCTCCTCAAACCACTCCAAGTCATACTTGATACCTAGCTTGGTGAGGGACAAACAAACATCTTCTAGGAGTCCGGTGCTAAATACTCCTTTGGGGCTAATGAATTGTTTTTTACCATCCCACCCTCGCCCGCGTGCGCGGGAGTAGTTAGCTCCTGGATACTGAGCTGAGTAATGTTGCTGTAAAGCTTTCATTAGCTCAGTATTGTCTGTAATAATTTGTGTTTTTAATTTGCCGATTCTGAGCAGCATAGTGCTGCTATTATAGCTATAAAGGTGACAGTATGGATAATAATTTTGTGACTCAAGAGTCAGGATCGTCTGACGATGATATCATCAATAAGATTTTAGAAAACGTAAGTTTAGTAGATGATTATAGAGAAGTTAGACTTCCATCCCTAGGAATGGGAGTTTACAATTTAAATTCAGACTCAATTCACGTAAGAGGGATGACCTTCGAAGATGAGAAAGCATTAGCATCACTAAAAGATAAGACAAAAATTATGGATATTCTTATCGAGCGATGTGTTAAGGAAGAAATTAATCCAGCAGAGTTGCTACCTCAAGATAAAATTTACTTGATGGTTCATATTAGATCTATATCGGTAGGATCATCCCAAGAGGTCGCAGTTACTTGCCCAAAATGTGCAAAGAAGTCCAGTGTTGAGGTTGATGTGTTAGAGACATTCCCATGCACCTACCCAGAAGAAGCCTTACAGAAAGACGTAGAATTAGAGTTACCTACCTTAAAGAAGGTAGTTAAGTTAAGGAGAATTTCTTCGGGTGATTTAGAAAAATATAAGAATGAAGAGCTTCTTAATAACTTATGGAGATTTGTCTTAATAATTGATGGTAATTCTAATCCTAAAATTAGAGCTAAGGTAATTGATAAATTACCTAGACAGGATATTAAGGTAATTATTTCTACAATTATGTGTGAAGAGATTGGTCTAGATACCAGATTTATGTTTTCCTGTATTTCGTGTGGTCACGAGGAGTTGACGGATTTTAACTTCCAGGACGGTTTTTTTACAATGACATAATTCAAAGCATTAGTCTTGAATTATTATTACAAGAAGCCTATATATTAGTAAGACACTGTAATTTTACATACAGGGATGTAAAGGAAATGTCTCGAATTGAAAGAGCCATCTTTCTGAAGAAGTTTTCTGACGAAAAGGAACTAGAGAAAAATGAATTTGAACGGATTCGAAATAGTTGATAGAGCTAATAGACCTAGTGTAAACTCCAGAGTCGCTGTTCGAGTATTTTTTATGAATGATGGGTCATTCGTAGATCCATTTGAAATTCTATCAGTTTCAATCTTCGATAAGTCTCTAAATCAGTATCCTGAAAATTTATTAAACGCTAGTGGATACCTAGAACCTGCTACAATAGCTACTCAAGCTTTAGCTCACTTCGAAACATCTTCAGACGGCACTCTAAATAATGGAACTGTTAAAGAACTATCTCTGTATACTGCTGGGGATAACTCAGTGTTTAAGAATGGGCCTGGGGAGTATTTCGTAGTATTAGACGGTATTAGTCCATCTCCTTGGGATACAGTCATTCAAAAGACTGAAACACAAGCAGATATAAGTAACTCAATTCAGAGGACAGGGGAGTTTATTGATGCTTGGGTTATTAAGTATCCAGGAGAGTCTAACTATAAGACTATATTTAATACATTATTTCTATATGATAATGTATTTTATACTACAACTGAACCACCATCAGTAAAAACTTATAATAATTTAATTACCAGAAATATATCACTCGGATCAAAGAAAGATCTAAAGATAACCACTGAATTTACTATAGAAAATAGAAACGTAGATCAAGCTACTCAAAATCTATTTAAAACAGCTTTAGCTATTAATCCCAAACTTAAAATTGAAAAAATTAATCAAGAGCAGAATCTGCCTGCTAGAGTAGAAGTTTCAGGATTTATAGATACCCAAGATTTGATTCGGATTACTTCAGAAAATACATTTATTTTTACTTGGGATACAGAAACCTTAAGACAGCATCCGCAACTCCTAGCAGGAAACTTAGGTAGTATGTTAGGAATTTATGCAGTTACACTTCAATATGAGTTACTGAATGAGCGGATAGTAACTCCACAAATGTATCTTCAACTAGTATAAAGGCGATAGTATAACTCACTTAGACTTGAAGATGCGGCTGTCTTAATGGTGGCCGCATCTTCTTTTTGGTAGAACTCGTTCCAATCTTTGTAGCTAGGACACGGCAGACACTC